ATTGTGGCAGCCCAAACCATCGAGCACCTCCATGAAGCCGGATCTAAATACTCCCCAGTCGGATAGCCGAGGTATCTGGATAGACAAATTCTTTCAAAGTTTGCGTTGAAGGCCCATTTTGTCACGGACTTATCAGCGAGCCCAAGCATGATCTCTTTTGGAAACTTTTCTCCGCAGGCAAGATCAACGACCTGAACAGGACCTCCGTCTACCGAGTAACCAAACAGAAGAATCTCAAAGTCAGGAGCTTCGACGTATTTGTAAACCCCGCATTTGGCTAGGTTTGCGCTTGAAAAGGTTTCGGTGTCGATGCTGATGTTTTTCAAGTTATCACAGTCCTTCTTAGATGCCTATAAGGCAGCAGAGGCCGAAACCTCCGCTGCCTGTCGGATAGGTGTTTACCCAAGGAAGTCCTCATCCTCTTCGGGCACAAAGTCGTTTTCGGGGCTTGCCTTGCCGCCAAGAGGCTCGCCGTCGCGTACCTTCTGTAGATTGTTCAGGCCACAGGCGATACCTTTGTTGCCGTTGCTGTTGAAAGCATAGAAACTGATACTGGCACGGCCATACACACCGGAGTACACCTCAGAGCGGGTGATGACAGGATTGCAGTTAGCGTCTACGATTCCAGGCGCGGCTGCGGAGTTTGCGTTGATGAAGTAGGCGTTGGCATATGCAGGGTCGTCCGGGCGTTCTACATCTCCATCACGCATGGGTGTCTTGATCGTGGCCAAGGACGGTACGGTCTTGCCGTTGCCCTTGAGCTTGGACTCGCCTTCACGATAAGCAGCTTCGATGGCAGCCTTCAACTTGGCGACGGTCTTTATATCGGATTTCGGGATGATGAGACTGACACTGTATTTTGGTGCACCGCCATTGATGGATGATTTGGGTTCCCAGACGTTTGCGTAGCTCCAGCGTGTGTCGGGACCGGTGATAACTTTCATGGGGTTATTGACCTTGTTCGTATTGTTTGACATAAGATTGTCCTCCTTAATTTTCATTGAAATCGGCTGCTGCCGTTGACATCGCCGGACGTTTATTATCCTCCGGCACGAGCGTGGGTTTTCCTTGCGGCTTTTCGATATATGGGCTTAGGAGTACGTCGAAGCGGGATTTGCCGAGCAGTTTTTGCATGGCGGCAACGCTGAGCACCTTGTGCTCATACGGATCAAAACCTGCGTGCTCAACAACGTCGGCGACAACCGTGTCATCGACGTACTTTCTGTTGGAACGACCTTCAACCAGCTTCCACCCGGTCCATTTCTTGCCACTGATTGCCTGCTGCAAGGCGTATTCCTTAATATCCGACGCCCATGAGACAAGTTCATCGACTTTTGAGAGAATGTCTTCGATGTCCTCATCTGTGAGGAGCGGCGGAAGCTTGAATTCATACTGCGCCAGAGCTAGATTCGCTTCAGCACGCGCACGGCAGTCGTTCTTTGCCTTGCAGAAGCCGCACCACTCACCGCAGAGAAAGTTGCCGTCACCAGCAAAAGCGAGCTCAGCGGTGGGCTTAAGGACTTCGTCGGCCCAGCGGTACAGGTTATCCTTGGATATTTCATAGGTGCTGACGTTGTCTCTGCGCGGTTGGTAAATGGTCATGCTCACGGTTTTGATGTCGTAGATTCCGTCGAACAGCTCCAGTGCACCAAGAGCATAGCACATTAGCTGCGGGTTCATATCGGCGCTCACGAGGACGCCAAGCCCATGCTTGTAATCGCATATTTTGAGCGTACCGTCAGCAATGATGAGTGCATCCGCCGTTCCGAAACCGCCCTCTACCCAGCGGGAGAAGTCGACACGCTGCTCAATGAGCACCACCGGATCAGAGCAGACCTGTTTTGCGGCTTCAACCTGTTCGAGAACGTAGGCGGCATAGCCGGTGGCGCAGTCGTCCATTTCCTCGTTGAACCAGGTTAGGTTCTCCGTGGGATTTTCAGTCTCCAGCCCCAGCGCCTTACGGAGCTTGTACTCGCAAAGAGCATGGGCGTCTGTGCCTTCGGCAGCGTAGTCGCTGCCCTTGTCCTCATAACTCTCACAGAGTCTTGCGGAAGGTGGGCAATGCAGCCAGCGATCCGAACTCGATGCAGAAAGAACCGCGTGTCCATTAGGTGGCATCGTCCAGCGCCTCCACATCAATAAGTAACGCCTTATAGTTCGTGGGGTTAATCTGCGAGAGCTTTTCGGCACCGTATTTCTGAAGCAAAGCTCGAATCTCGGCGGTATGGCCGTTACGGGATTTTTCCGCGAGCACGGCTCTCACTTCTTCCAGCGCTAGCGGCTTTTCCTCCGGTGCCGCAGCCTTTTGCGGCTCAGTCTCCTGACCGATATCACCGATGCCACCGAACAGTTCCGTCAATGTATTTGCGATTCCGATGATGGTTTCACCGCACTGCCGCAGTTCCGAAACTGTCTGTTTCAACTCACTCATCCTGCCCATCCGTTTTTCCTCCTTTCATTTCGGACTCGTCTTGCCGGGGAAGCTGCTGTAGCTTTCGGGCGAGACGTTTTGACACCACGCTGATTGCCGTGAGGACATCTGCCAGTTCCTCATCCGACACGGCGGCCTTGGTGCCAGTTTCCTGTGTCTGTGTGTTCATACCTGAACCTCCGTTCTGAGGGGCTTGTTTGCTTCCCTCAAAACTCACAGGACAGAAACCATCGTCCTGAACGAAAAATCCGGGAAAAGATTTAAAGGAAAGACCCGCCGGCTATCACAGGACAGCCAGAGGACCTTTAAAAGAATATTAGATGAAGTCTACCAGCCGCTCGCGGAGCCGAGTAAGAAGCTGGTGCTTGCGATAGTTGAGGGTGGATTGCCGGATGCCAAGCACGGCAGCGATCTCCCGCTCGGTAGCGCCCTGTGCGATCAGCTCGCAAATACGGCGGCTATCTGGGTCTAGCTCATCCAGCGCCTTAAACAGTTCCTCCAGCAGCAGTTTGCCCGCGACGATCTCAGCCGGCTCCGGTGACGGGTCAGAAGGTTCAAAGCCATCCTCCTCAAATGCATCGAGGGAAAGAATACTGCCGATGCGCTGCTTATCGCACTTACTGCAGTCTCCGGTACAGTTGATGCCGTTTTCACCGATGCAACGTTTGCTGCGCTCCTTCCTCTTGTGCTCCGTCCAAACTGGACGCTTATATGCCCGATAGACTTCCTCTGATACAGGAATTTTTTGACCATCGATCTCGATGTAATATTCTTTGCCTGTAAACTGTTGTGGCATTGCTTGCTCCTTTCGGAGCCTGTACAAGCAGCCACAGATAAAAAGCGAGCCCAACGCATAGCTATGAAGCTACTTGTCAGGCTCGTCCGTCATGTTTTGATATCACCCTGCCGGGTGATTGCGTCGTGTTCTGTACGATGTATACTTACTTATTCTGTTTTTTTTATCCCTATTTCCCGCTTGCACTTCCAGCATTTTTCGTAGTAGTCAGGCACCCACAAATCCGTAGATTGTCCGGTATCATGAGCATAAATAATTCTCGTCAAGGTATTTACTCCTTTCTCGGCGTCTAGCAGTCGGCTGCCGCAATTGGGGCAGTGAACTTCATTTTTCATAGGCCCTCCATTAATCAGCTATTAAGTGTTAACCAAATGGCTTACATTAGCGATAAAAAAACTAGCAGAATCGATTATCATGTACTTAGCCGCGTACTAAATATCTATATAACCGAACTTTGCGTATGGGATTATCGTTTCGCCGGGAATTAAGCCTAAGTCTTTTAGTCGGTACTCCGCTGCCGAGCAGGAAACATTGAATTTATGGCTCATTTCATAGACATACAAACTCGGCAGCCCGGCGTAGGCCTTAGAAGACAGCGCCGCCACCAGTTTTAGCACCATGCTTTTCGGCATAAGGATAGCGGAAGATAGGCGGTCGGCCTGCCATTCCATTCTGTCCACGTCCGTCCAAATGCTCACCGGCTTTTTATTGTCTTCTGGATTGTTCATCCGGCATTGTATGATCGGCTCATAATCCGGTTCAGATATGGATTCCCGATCGGATCTGCAGCCGAAGTAGCCAGTATGCAGAATCCCGTGGGAACCCTCGTGGCCGACGGTAAACCGGTAGCGGTGCTCCTGTTTCTTTTCGAGCAAACTATTGTCGATGATGACCGTTCCGGCTCTGGCGCTAATATATTCCGCGCGGTTAAGCCTCGGATTATACACGGGGACTTTGTCCG